AAACAGCAGAAAAGCTTGGAAAGAAGGTCGAAAAAGGTTCGATTCTCGAAAAGCTGATGACCGGAGGTTAATAAGTGCTTGGTATCCAGCAGGTCCGTTCATTGTACAGAAAGGTTTTCCTCGGAGAATCAACTGCCAGTGAAGGCCAGGCGGTGTTAAACCATATGTTGAAAGAGCTATATCACTATGATGCTACTGACGGAGATCCTATTAGGAGCGCATTAAGTGATTATGCGAAAAAACTATTGAAAAATATTGGCATATATGATCCAAAAAACTGCGCCGAAAGTGACAGACCTGAATATGTAAGCGCAATAGCAAAAGTGCCTTTTCCAGTGGAGGGGGAAAATGCCGAAAGCATTTGAAGAATGCGTGAAAAAAGGCGGCCGTGTGAGGACCATTAAACACGGCAAAGATAAGTACCAGCATATTTGTTATCTCAATGGGAAATCTTATGCCGGCGAGATAAAGACTAAAAAAACGAAGAAGGAGAAATAACATGCTGTCAACAGATGATAGAAAGGCTGCATTGAAGACCTTTGTTGACGACCTGGAGGGTGATGAAAGGCTGAAGGCCCTGGATCGGTCATTTCTCACCACCTATAAGACGGCTCTCGACAGCGGTACATCGAGGCGACAGGATCGTCAATTCATGGGCATCATGAGAAGGTTCTTTTCAAAGATCAGGTACTAAAATTCAAATTGGAGGAATTATAACATGGCAGAAGAAGACGCCAACAAAGGCGGCGGGGGAGAGGATCTCCCCATATTTTCGGAACAGCTCCCTGCTGAGGTAAGGGATGATCCGGAGGCACAGGAACTTCTAAAGGATTTAAAGGACGTTCCGCATCTGTTTCAGTCCTACCGTGAGCTCAAAAAAGCGTCCGGTGATATGGTGAAGATACCGACAAAAGATTCACCGGCAGAAGAGATGCATGACTTTTTCAAAAAGATAGGCAAGCCTGACAGTGCCGAGGATTATGATGTTAAACCGATTGAGGTCGGAGATGAACTTGAAGGCTCACAGGAGTTTGTTGATGGTTTTAAGGCGCAGGCATTTAAGCTCAATCTGTCAAAAGGGCAAGCTGAGCAGCTTTATAACTGGTTTATCGAGGGCGTAAAGCAAAACTATGAACTGCAGGCCGAAACCCGCAGGAAAGAAAACGCCGAAGCACATAAAAAACTACGGGACCTATGGGGAGCTGATTACAGTACACGCATGGATCTCGCTAAAAAGGTCGTAATGAAGTATGGCGATGATGAGACAAAGGCGAATATCGAAAGAGCCGGTATGAAGAATTCCCCGGGTCTTGCTGTCATGCTTTCGAGAATCGGGCAGGACCTCGGTGAGGATTTTCTCATTACCGGAAGTGTTAAGGGCCATGGCCCTACAACAGAGGAGGAAAAACGTATAGAACGATTAAAACAGAAGTACCCGTCAATGTTTGAAGAAACAACGGCTCGTTGAGCCGATACCCGAAGCCTGAAAGATTTTCGTCCAGTCTTTCGCGATGCGTTTCGGAAGCCTGTATGCTGCTACTGTGAAGCCGGGAACGGGGGAATAGTAAAGGTATACGGGGGGCACAAAGCAAGTCCGAAGGGGTAAACGGTTATCTTCTCGGGAAATTAGGGAAACATCCTATTTCTTTGAGGGGGTAGTCTATGGGTACTACCGATGTAAACAAGTTCGGACTTGCAGAACTCGCAAACCGAACTCACAACAATACAACCATAGAGCTCGCCAACGAACTCACCAAGAAAATCCCTCCTCTTGAAGATGCGGTTTTCAAAGAAGCGAACGACATCTTCAGCCACAGAGAGGGGAAAGTAAAGGTTCTTCCGACAGTTTCACTGCGTGGCCTTAATGAAGGCACGACACCATCCGGTGCGCAGACTGAGCCGAAAATCTGGGAGATGGTTGTCATCGAGGATCTCAGCGAGATCGACGAGCTTGCACTTGAAGGTGTGAGTGACAAGGCCGGACAGCGTGAACAGGAGGACAATCTTCACCTGGAGAGCATGAGGCAGAAGTTCGGGCAGCAGTTTCTCTATGGAGATCATTCCACTGACATTAAAGAGCTCAATGGACTTGCGACGCTTTACAACGACCTGAGCCTCGATAATGTCAACGGATGCGGCGGGACAGGAAGCGACCTCTCATCCCTCTGGTTCGTCCAGTGGGGTTTCGATGGGGTTTTTCTGTTCTATCCGCGAGGACACAAGTATGTCGGAGTGGAACAGATCGACAAAGGACTGCAGCGCTGTACGGATGCTGACGGGAAGATTCTGTATAAATGGGTAACGCAGACCAAGTTCCGCTGGGGCCTGGCTGTGAAGGATGACAGGTGTGTTCAGAGAATCTGCAACATCGAAACATCCGGAACGTCCAATACTCTGGACGAGGACGAGATGATCAAGGCGTACAACCGCCTGCCCGATCCTTCGAAGGCTGTCATTTACATCAATGGGACTATCAAGTCTCAGCTCGACATCATCGCAAAAGACAAGCCGAATGTTATCCATACAGAAAAGGACCCGTTCGGTAAACCGGTTCTTTACTTCTGGGACATTCCGATCAAGAAGTTCGATTCCATTCTCATCACCGAAGACGCGGTGACATAAGGAGGTGATACGAGATGATAACAGATGCTTTGAAGATTTTTGAAGAGGACATGACGATTCCGGACGATTCAACGGTGGATGCTGCTTCTCATCTCGACCTCCAGGCTGCTGGCGTTGGAGGTAGTGGGAAGCTTTTTGCTGTTGCAGTGGTTACAGAAGCGGCTGCAGGTGGAACAAGCGCACAGATCGTGTTTTATGACAGCGCCGACGATTCAAGTTTCGCCGACATTTTCACCGGCGATGCGGTTGTTTTGGCAAACTTGACAAAAGGCAAGGTGCTCGCGTGTTTTGCGCTGCCGCCTGATGTGCGTAGATACCTCAAGGCCGCAATCACCGGAGCGGGAACCTTTACCGCTGGTAAAGTTTCTCTGTTCATCACGAATCATCCGGTGAAGTCAATGTAAAAAACAAGGGGGCCCGCAAGGGCTCCCTTTCATTAAATCATAAGGAGTTTTGAAAGATGGCAAAAAAGAAAAATACTGAACCAAAAAAAGTACTGTGCTTAAGAACCTGTCTTGCGAGGGATATGGGGCTTGGTTACTGTGTTGAAGGCACAGTGTACACAGTTCCAGCTGATGTCAAAGTCAGCAAGCATTTCGAGGAGTTAAGGCCTCCTGTTGAGGAAATCAAAAAGCCGGAAGAACCAGAAGAAAAAACTGAGGAAGAGAAGTAATGTCAATTTCTGATACTCAGATTTGCAACCTTGCGCTTTTACATGTGGGGGCGGGCCGTATTACATCGCTCGGTGACGATGCCTCAGAGGAAGGCATTGTCTGTAACATCCTCTATCAGCCGACAGTCGATGAAGTTCTCGCGTCCGCTCCCTGGTCCTGTGCGATTGCAAGGCGGTCGCTTGCTCAAAGGTCAGAAGATATTGTTGGGGAAGATTACTCTTACTCTTATCAGCTTCCCAGTGATCCCTACTGTCTAACTCCTCTTGAAATGATAGGCGCGGAAAGTGAAGAGTTCAAAGTCGAAGGAAGGATCCTCTATACAAATCAGAGCGAAGTGGACCTGAGGTTTATAAAGAGGATTACCGATCCTTCGCAGTTTGATCCGCTTCTTGTTAAAGCAATTGCGTACAGGCTGGCTGCCGATCTCGCTGTTACCCTATCTCATTCATTGAATAACCGTGCGGCAATGATAGTTATGTATGAGCAACAGCGAAAAAGAGCGATCGCAATTGATTCGCAGCGCAGAGGGAAAGAAAAAGATACGGCACTTTTCATTAATTCGGGCAGGTAAAGAATGCCGAAGTCGAAAGCTATTTTCACAGATTTCAGTGGCGGAGAATGGTCGCCAAAACTTGAAGGTCGGATTGATACGCCCGGATATTATAAAAGCTGTAGAGTTCTTAAAAATTTTATCATAGCCGGCCAGGGAGGGGCAGAGAGGCGACCGGGGACAGTTTATGTAGCAAATGGCAAGACCGATGCCGATACTGTGCGCCTTGTACCGTTTGAGCTTGCCTCGGGGAACTATATTCTCGAGCTTGGTGATCAGTACATGCGATTTTATAAGGATCATGCTCAATTGGAGGATGCCGGGAGTCCCGTTGAAATAGTCACACCCTGGGCTAAAGAAGACCTGTTTGAAATCAAGTATATTCAGACAACAGACGCTATGTATTTTTTCCACACTGAATATCAAGCACAAAAACTTACCCGGACGAATGATATAAACTGGACTATAGCCAATGTCGCATGGACGGGAACGGGATGTCCGGATTTTACGACCGCTGACAATAGACCTGGTGCGGGTGGATTATTCGATCAAAGATTATGGCTTGCCGGAACCAATAACAAACCTGAATATATATGGGGCTCAAAGACAGGTGCTATAGAAGATTTTAATTCAGCCGACGGTCTTGTATTTCAGGTCTATTATAATAAAAGATTTAAGATACACTGGCTCGCTGCAAGACAACAAATAGTTTTCGGTGCTACAAAGGGTGAAGGTGTTTTATCCGGTGGTGGCGCTCCGATATCAAGTACAAATCTCGACCTTTCTGTCCCATCTCCGATAGGTAATGCGAATATACAGGGCATTGTTGTCGGCGATGTTTTTGTTTCATTCCACAAAGGATTAAAAAAAGTCCTGGCGTTTCAATACAGCAATGATGCCCAGTCATGGAAACCGATTGATCTTACCTTTATGTCCTCCCACATTCTCGGCGATGGGGTTGTCGAGGCTGATCTGCAGGTTGATCCTGATACAATTTTGTGGTGCGTAACATCTGACGGACAGCTTGTAGGATTTACATATGAATCAGGTGTGACAATGTCCTGGCATTCTCATCCGATAGGACAAACTCTTGACGGTAATGATGAGGTCGAGAGTGTTGCAGTTATAACAGGTGATAATGAGGATGAAGTCTGGATCAGTGTCAAGAGAACAGTAAACGGCACTACGAAAAGGTTTATTGAATACTTCAAGCCTCGTGATTTCGGAAGTGAGCAATCTGACTGTTATTTTGTTGATTGTGGAATCACTTTAGACAACGGCAGCGCTTATGATATTTCCGGGGCTACGAATGCAGATCCTATCGTAATAACCTGTACTGGACATCCCTTTTCCGATGACGACAAAATGAAAATCTCCTCCGTCGGTGGTATGACGGAGATAAACGATAAAGTATTCACGGTTAAAAACAAAACGGCGAACACGTTTGAACTGTATGACGAAGACGGTACAAATACAATAGATGGTACAGGATATGGTACGTATACTTCCGGCGGTAGTGCCCAGAAAGTGACAAAGACAGTATCCGGTCTGGATCACCTTGAGGGTGAGACTGTAGCGGTACTTGCAGATGGGGCCGCTCATCCGGATGAAACAGTAAGTTCCGGTTCAATCACTCTCGATCGATATGCAAACAAAATACATGCTGGTCTCGGTTATGACTCAAAGATTAAACCGATGCGATTGGTTCCGCCGGCGCAGAAAAAAGCAGCATATAAGGCTACAATCCGAGTTTATAATTCTCTTGGTTGTCAAATAGGGCGTTCAGAAGACAATCTACAGCGTATCACCTTCCGTACTGGAACGGATGTAATGGGGAGTCCTCCTCCTTTGTTCACCGGTGACAAAACTAAAATCATTAATCACACATGGGATACTGACGGTGACATCATTATTGTCCAGGATCAGCCGTTGCCGTTGAATATTGCGGCATTGATAGTTGAGACAGAGGTTAATGTAATATCATGATCAGGAGATTTGACAGATCTGACTTAAAAATGATTCGTTCCTCTGTTTTGAAAAATGGCATTCGGCAAGAAGCTATAGAACAATGGGAAAAAGAGAAATATTCATTCACTCTGTGTGATCAAAATAGAATAATTGCGATCTGTGGAGTTATTACAATACACCAGGGGGTAGGCGAGATCTGGTTGATTTTAGAAGACAACAAGAATGGGGATACATTCAAAATTGCAAGAAGCTTAAAGAAATTAACTGATAGCGTATTTATGCAATCTTCTTTTCATCGATTTCAAAGCAGGGCACCTGCAGATAGTAAAGTAGAAAATAGATTTTTGCGTTTTCTTGGCTTTGAAAAAGAGGGAATACTTAAACAATTCGGTTTAAACAGAGAGGATTACTTCGTATACGGGAGGGTAAAAAATGGCAGAGATAGTGGCAATAGTGTCTGCTATAACAGGTATAGCTGGTCTGGCGCAATCAGGAAAAGCGAGTAAAGAATCTCAAGAGCTGGCTGAAGAACAGTGGGGATTTACTCAAAAAGAGAGAAAAGCGCAATATGAATCAGATATCGCTACTTACGAATTCAATATTGAACAAATCGGAGCAGATATTTCTGCGCTAAAAGAACAAAAAGAGTTTGTGCTTGGTGAATTTGGTAGATATTCAGAAAAAGCGAATCGAGCACAAAGAGAGGCTTATGGAGCCTCCGGTGCTGTAGTAAGTGTGGGCACGCCCCTTGAAGAAATGGAAAAACAGGCGCGACATCAGGAGTTACAGACGGGCATGATTGAAAAATCGTACCAGGCCGGTTTAGAAAAATTAAAAGGTGAAAAGGAATTTTTGGAAGAACAAAAAGGGAAGACCGAATCACTGGTTGAAGAATTATGGCCAACTGAGGAAGAAACGACTACTGAAGAAGAAGAGGGTCCGCAAGAAGGAGATATAAAACAACAGGGTGGCGATACGTATCAATTTATCAATGGGCAATGGGTAAAAGTTGTCAAACAACCCGGCGGAGGTTATGCAAGGGTCGGGCAGGCGTATCAATAAAGGACACTAAATGAAAATACCTGAAGACACAAGATCATTCACTCCTAATCTGGTTGTAGGATATAGGCGTCCTCGGTCTACAATCGAAGCTGAAAAATATGCATTCAAGGCGGCAGAAAAGGGTCACGAGCGGCAGATGGCCAGTTATGAAAATGACCGGATTGCTAGGACGATTAATTTTGTCGGGAATCTTACACAAACGGCTATTGCGTTTGCTGATAAGCTCATAGAAAACGAGGCAGCAAGGCAACTTTCCAATGCCGAAGTGACTATAGATCAAAGATTTTATGATATAAAAAAAGATTTGGCAGATAACCCGTATGAACAGCAAGAGGTTATTGGTGCGGGTGGAATAGCATCAGGTGCTCAGGGGCCTAAAAAATTAATTCTGCGACATGAAAAAGTATGGAGTGAAGCAAAAGAAAAGATCAAAGATGAAGTATTGAAAGATTTAACGAACCCAAGAGCAAAAAAAATATTTGAAGCGAGATATGAAAAGGTTGCTCAGGAATTTGGGCATGAGCTACAGAATGATGCTCGATCGATAATGATGAAACAGCAGAAGGTCGATTTGAATAACAATATCGAATACTGGATTTCTAAGGGCAGAATGGACAAAGTCGATGAACTGCTTTCTGCCGGGCGTGTAACGGGTTTATATAATCCCGAGGAGATTGATAAAATAGCTGATTATGCAAGGACTGCAATTGCTTATGAAATAACGAAAAGTTATACGACTGCCGTGCCATTTGAACAGGGTTTGGAGTTTCTTAACAATCCCGATATGATTGATAAGTTATTGCGGAAAAACGGGCTTTCCGGGTCTGATTTGACGGAAGAATCAAGGGAAAAACTCAAAAAGAAATTAGAAACTGAATTAAAGCTTGCAAAACAGCAGCAGGCTGAAAGGGATAGACAGATTTTCGAGCAGGAGCAGGAAAGAT